CCGTTGTTAGATTTAATACCAGCAGATGCTATGTCAAATCCATCTATCCAACAACATATACTTTCACTCGTGAATCAAAGTCTTATTTGTCCAGTAAAGCAACAAAGTACAGACCGGACAGAAGTGTTAGCAAACCAATATGTATGGCTTGCCAAACACTGTCGTAATATAGCCGAACTAAATGCTATGTACAAAACAGATGATTTTTGGCTTTATATAACCAAGATTATTCTTAAAAATAATATTCGCACCTATAGTCCCGCAATTATACAGCAGATACAGAAGGGTATTTGGAATAATATGAAGCGTAAACGATTAGGAAATTCATCACAAAATAATGCTCACTAAATTTTTAGAACCCAAAAGAGGTGTTTTGGGTTCTAAAAACTATCCATCTTCTTTTTATTCAAAAATGACAAAGACAAATAAGAATATAACAAAAATCACTATATATTAGGATCCATCATGCCTGTAATAATATCATTTGACATAGGTATCCGTAATCTGGCATGTTGTTCGTTACGAACAGAGCAGGTCAGTGATGCTATTCATAATACGCCTCTTACGGAGATTATGGTTTGGGATATTATTCAATTACAGACACCAGATGAGAAGAAGCGCCCTACGATAGAGGAATTAACCCTTCGCGTATATGCTCATATGGATGAGCTCATAGACAATCTTCGTACCAAGTTCCAAGTTGAACAAATTGATTATGTGCTCATAGAGAACCAGCCATCCCATTTGAACGGAACAATGAAGTCCGTACAGATGGCGATTTATAACTATTTTATGTTGCGACGACACTGGGAAGGTATTATAACCTCTGTATATATGATTAATGCCTCCCTAAAGCTTCAAGGACACGGAGAATACGCCGAAAATTTACGCAAGAACGCGCCTGTATATAGTAAGCCATATCAAGTAAATAAATGGTTAGCAGTTCAATTATGTAAGCATTATATATCGCATGACACCGCGATTCAACACCATTTCAATTGTCATCGCAAAGGGGATGATCTGGCAGATAGTATTCTTCAGGCCGTCAGCTGGGCAAGAAAGAATATGATCCTAATAAGCCCCTTTACTATGAACATATAGATCGCGTTTAAGGTTTAAAGGTAAATATACATTTCATGATATAAGAGAAGTATGATGCAAGGACCCTCTATTTTGCTTCGCAGCGATGACGAAGACGATGTACTCGAGATTGGCGCGAATGATAACTCCCGCCCTTTCCGTATTCCTGATAACGGAATGCAACAAATGCCACAGATGCCACAGATGCCGCGACCATTCAACAATTCATCCGCCATGTCAAACCAACAAGGATTTGGTGGAGTAGACCCATTGATTAATATGCGTAAAGTTTCAAGCGATGTTATATCACGATCAAGTGGACAAGATAGCCGAGATGGAACAGATTATACGGAGAGCGAAGCAGATGATACAGAAAGCTATGTTTCTGACAATGCTCCTATACAACCTCGTATGAATACAAATACAAATATGAACCGAAATGGAGGAGCATACGCAGATCCTACAGCAGCTCGTATGGTTTCTGAGCGTGGTCGTATGGAGGCAGAGATGAATGAGAAGCGCGAGATCCTCTATCAATTGGAACGTCTGGAAAGCAAAGGATATAGGCTTCCTCGTAAATTTAGTGTTCAATCCGATCTGGAAGAAATGCGTGCCGAATATCATCGTATTCTGCGTGAAAAAGAAGTAGATGCCAGTGTGCGTTTCCAGCGCAAAATGATGATGGCTCTTGTTACGGGTATTGAGTTCCTAAATACACGCTTTGATCCTTTTGAAGTAAAGCTGGATGGTTGGAGCGAACAGGTTCATGAGAGCATTAACGATTATGATGACATTTTTGAAGAACTTCATGACAAATACAAGGGTGCTGGTAAGAAGATGGCGCCTGAATTGCGACTAATGATGTCTCTTTCAGGCTCCGCATTCATGTTCCATCTTACAAACAGTATGTTCAAGAAAACGCCCCTGCCTGGTGTAGAGGAAGTATTGCGTGCTAATCCTGATCTAATGAAGCAGTTCCAGCAAGCCTCTGTAAATCAACTTGGTAAGAATATGTTTGGCGGCGGACAAGCCTCGCAAGAACCTCAACAAGGCGGTATGAGCGGCCTATTTGGTATGATGTCAAATCTAATGGGTAGTGGCAATCCAAAAATGCCTCCCCCACCTAATATGACTACCAAGCGCCCTTCGCCTCCTCAACAGCGTGGCAATGATGTTGATATAGAGACCATTATCAGGGACATTCACGATGATATTGAAGATGTTAGTACCGGATATAATATGAACCAGAACCGTATTGAGACGATTTCATTAGATGACGATGACGAGATTGCCAGTATTTTGGAAAGTGTTACATCCGATGTAATGAACTCTAAAAGGCAAACCGCGAGCAAAAAACAGACCGGTGGCAGGCGCACATTGAACCTGTAAAATAAATACAATTAATATTTGAATACAAAAATAAATTATGATTTATGATTTATAATTTTTTAGAGTTGATTATAATAATTTAACTCCTTGAAAGAGATCGTAGCTCCCGGCGAAGGACACCTGGAACACGGCGGGCGGACTTGATGGGGTTGGAGACGGCTTCAACCACGGAAGGAGATGTTCGCGATATCTGTTTCACTCCGCCAGTAACCAGACCGATGGTAGTAATGGCCAAAATAGCGATTAGAGGGACGACAACAATTACACCCAAGATTACCAATTCCGCGATAGACCAAACATAGAGTGCTGTTCGTCGACCATCCTCGGAGCACATGCACTTCGCCTTCATCAGGTAGCGAACATACATGAGGGCATATACGAAGAACACCACACTGGCAACGGTGAACAGGAAGGCCAGAGCGGCATAGATAAAGGCACCCGTCATACCGAACATCTTTCCAGCCTTGCTGGCGGGGAATACCATCATCAGCAACAGGAAGACGATGGCGAAGATGATGTATCCCTTGATGAAATTACGGTAAGGATGTTCCGCGCACTTACAGTCTATCTGTTCAAGTTTGGCTATGTAGGTATAAGAAACAACCAAAAGGATAAGGCCGAGTATGCTTAGCAGCCATCCAACGATATTTGATACAGTCTCAATCATATTTATACGATGTTCTAAATAAGCAATATATATTTTTGTTTTTACATCTTTGTTTTTATTATTTATAGGACTTTCTTAGGACGTCCTCTTCCCCTCTTTACAACTACATTTGCGCCTTGCTCTTGAGCCAAACGTGCCCTCTCAAATTCCTCAGGTGTTCTATCTACCGGTTTAATATATGGAATTTTAAGGAATTCAAATATATCTTTTTCAGTCAGCAATTCGGGAATAGCAGACGGTTTTGGTTCAACATCTGATACGATTATCATACGGTGTTCATTGAGACTGTACCCTTTTTCCAAAGCATATTGGCGCATTACCACATTGAATGGACCGGATCCTGTAAAGTATAATAGAGCATAACTATATTCGTCCTCCGGTGTAAGAAGCAAATCCAACCGCCTCGCCTTACCATTACCGATCTTCACGATGGCCATACATTTTTTTGCCCCTTTTGCCAATATATCCAAGATATAGCCTTCGCTTTTTAATTGATCAACCACTCCTTTGAATAATTCGCCGGCTGTTTTTGCCGAAATGTTCTTTGGAAGCTTCAATATGACATCAATGTCGCCACTGTTTGCTAGTTCACGACGATAACTTCCTACAATCATGGCATCAAATTCGTGGCTCACTTCGCGGATATTGTGTAAAAGTAGTTTTTCATGTTCCATCATTTCTGTTCGCGGAATCCTTTCCAATATATCTTCGTAATATTTTAGCCCAAGTACTTGAACGTCATTCAAGATTGAATGGTCTGCCTCATACTTTTGTCGTAGATCATCAATGGAGCGTATTTTATGCTTTGAAACAAGCTCACGTGCCTTGGTAGGTCCAATACCGTGAATACCGATTAATTCATCAAGTATATTAAATTGTCGTTCTTCGCGAACTACTTTCGCAGCCATCAGCTCTCCACTTTCAAGAATCTCTTTTATCTTTGTATTTATTTTTGCTCCAATGCCCGGAATTCCATTTACATCTTCTATTGTACGAATGGCACCAGGATGCGCTTTCAATTCACTGATCACTTTAGCATATGCCCGTGCTTTAAAGGGCTGTTTATCTTGCGTCTCTTTTTTTCGCATTGTATCCAATTCGGATATAATCTTGTCTTTGTAGTCCATTTCGTCTTGAATGTTTAGTATATAAATTACTTATATAAATATTTGTTTTTATTTTTATTATTTATCATTTTTTTACACCCCGTATGTTCTTTCTTTGATATTTCGGCTTTTGGCTCTGGTTTTTATTAACAATGTCAAGAATATCCATAATTTTAAATCTTGATGAAGCAAGTAGTGTATCTTTTTTAATATCCCAATTACAAAAGTAATCTAATATACTTGGAATAATTAAAAGGCCTCCATTTATATGTTTGTATATGGATTGTACAGAGCAAAGCATGATGTCAAGATATATTTCCAATAACTTACCATTATTCCAATGTTCGTCGCATGCTTTTGCTAAAACAGTAAATAATAATTCCAAATCATCATTTGATCCAAACATTTTACACGAAATCAATCGTATATAGAAAACAATAAGCGATTTCGTATTCTTTTTCCATTTTGTATATTCGCATAATCCGTCGGATGTTTCATTGTTATGATCTGCTGATTCAAGACCTTCTAGTATATTATCTGTAATCCTATATTTTTCTTCCTTTATAAAATTATGAAAATGTTGTTCTAAGAATACTTTTGATTGATCAGGAGATATAGCCATAATTTCACCGATCACTTCGGTGTATAGATCATGATAAGTAGGCTGTACTTGAAATAAAAAGATCATTTGATCCATATAAATATTGATATTTTCTGGTATTAGAGATTTAATAAAGTTTGAGAGAATTTCATCTTTATTAAGAAGCGACAGTTTGTTCATAAAGGCTACAAAATTCTTACGAGCTTTACCTTCTGTATTTGTGAAAAGAGGACCAATCCGTGGGCGCATGCTTTTAGTAGCAGGATATTCGTCTGGAGGCTTCGTTTCATGATGATTTTTTCTTACATTAGGATGATCTCCCCTTTCAGTTATATTTCTTCCACCGCGTCCACCGTTTCTTCCATGCCCGCCATGCCGATTGTTTGTATGGTTATTTATTTTTACATTAAAGCACGAATAGGTACTTTTGATTTGCTCAACTTTTTGGATATAAATAGACGGAATAGGTACATTTTGTAAATTTATCCACCTATTTTTAAATTCCACCTCACCTATTACGATAAGATCGTCTTGTTCTGTTTCTGCCTGATCCATATCGTCTTATCTATAGCAACCATGAAATACATATGTATACCAATGCTTAAGCAAATGTTTATCAATCAACTGATTTAAACCAGAACCAATTTTGTAAAATACTATACCTTATGACAATATCACAAGCATCTATTAATACGATTATGATACTTGAAGAGACAATTCATACTCGTTGGGTAAATAGAGTGCTCATACTATGTTCTGACAATGATCAGTGCAATGATATTCATCATGTTCTTTCGTTGCTTGATTATTCTGTAGAATTAATTGTGTTAAACGATGTCTATGATGAAAGAAAGAGATATTATTCTTCTATAGAAAAATTACGCAACGGAACATCCAAAGTATTAGTGACAACACCAGATACAATGTCTATTATCCAAAAAAATATGGACACATTTTTACATTTTGATGTGGTATTATAGAGACTATTTCAATAGTATAATTATTATATTTGATATAATTAGAAAATGCCTTCTAAGTCTTATTCGTCATCTATATCTGCTATTACTTCTAAAACCGGTGGTAAGGGATATAAATGGATCTTTATCGGTCTGCTCGTAATCCTTACTGTAGTATTCTTGGTCGCTTTCATGCGATCCAGGAAAGAAGGCTTTGAAAACGGTGCTGGTAATGTTATGTACTTTTACATGCCCGAATGTGGACACTGTAAGAAGTTTAACCCTGAATGGGAAAAGTTGCAAAAGATGGTAGACAATGAACGTGCTCCTCTTACTCTTAACAAAGTAGATGGAACAGATGATGCAAATAAAGACCTTGTAAACCAATACAATGTGAAGGGATTTCCCACTATCATCATAGAGTTTGGAAATAAGTCAACGGTTTATGACGGTGAACGCACAGCTGATGCCGTATTTAAATGGGCATCAGGTATCGTAGGTGCTAAATAAATTTAGATTTTAATTTCCTCTTTTTTCTTTTTTATAAAATTATACATCGTGGTATATCCATATGCAATGGAATTATCTATATCGTCATCTGTTACTTCAATTTTGATTGTACCGTCATCGTATGTATCTAATTTTACAAACGGTAATGGTGTCTTGTCAAGCATTACCGCTTCATAACTGGTACACATGTGTTTTAGCTTTTCTATATTGAATGAATTATTAATCATTACTTGCAATACGATAGATATATAGGAAATAAAGTTATCTGGTTTGAGGTCAAAAGGAATAATAGGAGAAGCTACGACAATAAGTATCCGATTTTGTCCTGATTTTCTAAATCCTGCTACAGGATTGTTATCTGTTATCCCACCATCTATGTACTTTTCACCATTAATATTTACAGGTGCCATCATGATTGGTACGCTCATAGATGCTTGTATAGCATCAAATATACATACATCTGGTGTATTATCAACATTAAAATAAACCGGCATACGCGTATCAATATTGGTAGCACAAATTACAATATTTACCCCCGTCTTTTTTACAAAATCCCTAAAATTTATGGTTTCTTCTGTCCATCCATATTTCTTTTTCATAAAATGTTTAATCGGTTTTATCATTCGTTTACCATTATCAAGACCATATGTGTCTGTGATAGACATAATAGAATCAAGCATGGAAAATGATATATTTTCATCTTCTTTAAAGAATGCTTTCAAATAAGATTCAATCTCGTCTGGCATGATATTCATAGCAAAAAGACACGCTACAAATGCTCCTATGGAAGATCCGGATACTTCACGCACATATTTATGGTAGTCATTTTCTTGTAAATACCTTATTATTCCAAGATAAGATAACCCGGATAATCCGCCTCCTGTAAATACTATGTGCGAGTACATGCTCAAAAAGTATATGCCTGTAAAGTAAGAGCAAGAATCCTTTAATTACAATGGCGTTAGTTGAATATAAGAGACCAAATATTAGCCTTACAGAGCTTTATGATATGAGAAAGAAAAAGGATATTAACCGAACAAAGAGTTTTGATCACATTATAGAGCTATGTCATAGAAAAATAAGAAACATAGCGACTTATGGAGGCATGAATTGTTTCTATGAAATTCCAGGAATCATCATTGGATTCCCGTTGTATAATCTTGCGGATTGTACGCAATATATTATAGATAAAATTAGAGGAACTGGATTCCTCGTTCAATTGCTTCCACCGCCCCATATCAGTGTGATCTATATCTCTTGGGATCCGCAAGAAATAAAACCGAAACGACACGCTCTTACAGGACCTTCAAACAACAAACCCAACATTATTCGCACAAGAGGAAATGTTCAAGAAACAAAAATGATAACGGCAGATACAAGCGTAAAACCACGCTTAACGAATCCTTTAAAGGAACGATTCCGTATATTTTAATCGGGACGGATAAATATTCGTATCCAGATCGCGAATGAATTATTTTTTAATGATTTCTTTGAGCTCCTTCATGAATGGCTCAAGAATTTCCATCGTATGTCTCATACCGAGCATAACACCCATTTTGAATAATTGATCAATAAGGAATATAATCAAAACACCGGCAAGTATGAAAAGAGCAAGATCCCAACCGTAAGATTCCGTATTCATTACGGATACAGATAAACTTCGGTTATATTTGTCCGAACCGGATAATTTTTCAGGAGCAAGAGGCTTTTGAATGCTGTGTTCGGAGAATCGTTTTAGGGTTCGCTGGAGTGGAGACGAATCTACATCATAAAGGTCATCCGATGGTTTGGCATCCGGATTCATAGGGAACCGTTTCGGTATATTTGTAGCCTCTGAATTCTTCAAATATTGTTCAAGATCATCATCGTAATAGCCTGTAATATTTTCAAGATCATCGTATCGCATTTTTGATTCAGGTATAGCTGTCGAGGTTGTCTTTTGGTTTAGAGAAGTGTTCATCGCTTTCTTAAATTGCTTCTTCGTTTCTTCACTTAGAGGTACTTCGTAGAAGTTGGGGGAAGATTGACATTTACCATCTGCTGTATAGGAAGATTTTCCCGATTTTGATCGGTCGGGTTCGTTTTGTTCAATCGGGGCACCATTCATAAACTGCTCCATTTGATCGGACGAGCAAACGCCATACGAATCGCAGTATTGTCGGCGATCATTTTCCTTCTCTTTGTAAGGTACTTGCGATACATTACCCCTATCTACAGAACCAATGGAAGGACTATTTACAAAGGTCTCATAGGGTATTCTGCGTTGGATAGCTTTTGTACCTTGAATAGGTCCGTCTTGAGGAGGCTTAGGTACAGCATATTTATACATTGTGAAATCACCTGTGCCATTTCCTCCATCTCTTCTATATGCCTCGTATGCTTCCCCGGAAGCTTTTACCTGAACATCGGGTGAACATTTCTTTTTCCTTGAAGGAGGTTCAAAGGATGGAACATTGTATGCTTCCTGTATTGTACAGTACATGGATTTTTGTATATAATAACTCTACAAGGTGTAAAAGATTTTTCTTTTTGATTTTCAAGAAGAAATGCCTGGTGTTTTACATGATCTAATAGCTGGGGTCCTCGCTGGACTACTTTCAGTATTTTTAATTATATATGGATTCCAACCCAATCGCCCCTACCCTTCATGGATACTTGAACCCGCAGAACAACCTTGGATATTTATACTGATCCTCGTATCCATCGTGTATATTATACAATGGGATTATACAATTGGACTGATGGCACTGCTGTGTGTTATTGCCATTGTATTTGACCTTATTATATTTACAAACTCGAGACAATATGATAGCAAAGACAGTGAAGCTCTATATACCCCGTCCATCGGTCTTATACCAAATATGATTACCGAAGTTTTTGATAATCAAAAGACCATTCCGCAGGTTCTTCCTAAGGACGAACAAGTATCAAAGAAATGGACGGTAAATTATGAACCTACCATTAATGAACTAAACGATAATCAATATACATCTGGTAATGATACAAATAAAATGTCTTTGCAATCTGGATTACCACTAAGTGATGATGCATTGGATATGGCGGATCATTATCCCATTTTTTATTAAAAATAAAAAGATAAATAATTTAAGAAATTACACAATATTCAATATAATAGTTAAGATACAAAACAAAATCAAAATGCCAGTTCACCCTATTTCTTTTTCAGTACCTGCTGAAAATATTGTAGACCATGTTCCGCAGAAGGAAAAAATGGTAGCCGGTTGCCATTATGATAGCCGTGCTTTTCATGATGAAAACGAATATTTCAAAGAATATCAGCGTTCTCTATTTGGTAATACAAAATGTAAGGCGGGTTGGGATTGCAATCGCCATTATGAGATCCTTGCGAATGGCTGTATTCCTAATTTTGAGAATATGGACAAAATTCCCAGAAATACAATGGTTGATTTCCCAAAAGACATTGTGAAACGAGGTATGAAGCTCACTTCATTGGATCGCGCGGAATACGAACCGATTGTTAAAGAACTTTTGGATTATACCCGAGAAAACTTGACAACGGAAGCGCGTGTAAAATATATCCTATCTAAACTTGGAAAAAAAGTGGAAGATGTGAAGAATGTTCTCTATTTGGGCGATTCGGTTCACGGAGACTATCTGCGATGTACCATTCTTCACGGTTTTAAGAAAATTTTTAAAGAGAAGTGTGTAGATATGATTCGGGTTCCTCATATTTATGATAGTTATCCCCCTGAGATTCGTCATCAAATTCATGGTTTTGGATTTTCCTATGCTTTTCGTATTCCGGCGGAATATGATATCAAATGCGACCGTATGAATATCGGTGAGCGTATAGCTTCCCATGATTTTGATGTAATTATTTACGGATCAATTCATCGCGGACTACCTCTTCTTGATCATGTGTTAAAAACCTATAAAGAAGACGAGATCGCATTTCTATGCGGTGAGGATTTTCACGAATGTCCTTTTCTTCGTAATGGGTTAGCAGATAAACACCATCTCTTTATCCGTGAGCTATAATTTCTTAGATAATTGTAGTGAAAATATGGACCTATTAACAACATCTACATCAGCTCTCGTATCACAGGTAGGAGGGAGACATCTTACCTTTCAATTTACCAATGCTCAACAGAAATTGCTTCAGCATCCCTATGGACAAATGTTTATCCTTTATGCTATGTTCTATATTAGTACGCGTAGTCTCATTCTTGCTGCCGTACTTATCGTATTGTATCTCATACTGATAAATGTTTTACTTAACGAAAAACATCCATTTAATATATTTTCAAGAAATTGGTTGAAAAAAGAAGGATTTTTGGATGAAAATACACAATCCAGATCAAATCTATATAAATCAAACATTTCAAAACTTGAAAGTTAATAAAAATTATCATACCAAAACATATATTATTTTATTTTTAAGAATCTAATATTGTTATATTTGTTGGACGATCCCAGTAGAATTGCTTTGGACTTGTACGAACCCTCTTGGAAATCTTCAATAGGTATGCGAATATTACAAATACAAGCAGTAAACCAACAATACCAAACAGGTAAGGTTGATATTCGGGATTATCACCGGACGCTATATAAAGGATTATACCGATGGATAGGATTACACCAACATGAATAAAGAAGGTTGCCCTCGCAGAATTCGTAATCATTTCCAATTCGGTTATGGATATGGCACCTGTAAGTTTATTGTTTGTATTGTCTATCATATCATGCATTTGATTGAAATAGGATAGTTCGCGTTGGACGGTACTGTTTATGTTGCTGTAGGTACTGTTTGATTGAAGCAATGCCCCCAAATATACTGTAATATTTAGATAGTCAAGTGCTTCCGATAGGAAAGACTGATTATAGACGGCAAGCAGGTTGGTCTTATCGGCGACCGTATTACCAAGACCGAGTGAAGAAGGGGTAGGTAGATAGTAGTTATCAAAACCTTCTTTTGTGTTAACTTCCTCTTCCTCGTCTTCCTCGTCTTCCTCGTCTTCCTCGTCTTCTACCTCGAATCCCTCGGTTGCTTTATTGTATCTATTGTTTAAAATTACAGCCAATAAAAGTATAACTACCAAGATACCGCCACACAGTATCAATCGTGATGCTTTTTCAAGAGGCGATATAGCAATTGCTACAACAGCAATGATTGAAATTATATAGATGGACATGATGATCTTATCATATTTAGAAGTATTACTTGTTGCCATACGAACACCTTTGTACGTACTTTGATTGCTAGCAAGTTCCATCTTTTGATTACGAACGGTGTCGTCTAAATCATTTATCGTATCGCTATTTGTTTTATATTTTTGTATATTTTTATTTAGATTTTTTATAATGTTGGAGCGTTCAGTAGGTGTTTCATTTGTTGATATTGAAAAATTCTTATTTATATTAATGAGAATATTTGCCGTATTAGATATATTTGTTATATATTTTGATGATACATCAACCCCAGGCGAAGCGGGTGAAGTATATTTCTCATATAGGTACATAGAAATATAGATATTTGTCATTAATTCGTACAACAATAACATACGGCGTATCATAAATATATCGTTTTGAACGAAATCAAAATTGTTCAATGGTCCTAACACCGTTTCAATCGACAATTTTACTGTTGTATTATTGTAAGGTATATGAGATTTTTTGGTACTGTCAACTACCGTATAATTGGAAACATTAAAAGAAGGAGATGATGTACTTTTCCATGTTGATAAGTTCGTATCAGACAAAAATGTATATGTATTTTTTATGTTGTTCAGTTCTGTTAAAAGATCCCCTGTTATTAGTTTGCTATAGTTTATTTCTGTAGTTGTAGAATCGAATGACGTAATATTAGCATCCGTCATTTGTGTATAGTCAGAAGTAGCATCTAAATTGCGAATATAAACGTTCGTTGTTAATGTAGTATTTGTCACCGCGCTGGCTTGTGGTAGAGATGATGCATATTTTGCTGTAAAAGAGGAATAACCTTTTATAATTGCTTCTACAAAATTCAATCCTGAATCCGTTTCCCCTGATAGATCATCTGTAGATATACCACCTGTATATTTCGTCCTATTGGTTGTATTTACGAAATTAGTTCCAATGTATTTTAATACATTTTGTATGTTGTTCGTAAATTTATATGAATCGGTCATTACTTATCTCTACAACAAAAAGAGATAATTCATTTGTACAAGAATCTATTTATTGAATACTTAAAATAGTATACCATTTTAACCAAAAAATAACTATTTCATATTATTAAGTATGGAAATATATATATTTTTATACACAGCATCGGTAGAAATAATATACACCCGATGATGGATTATTTCGCGTAATTTTTACTATATCACCGTGCTTCAAACCTAACCATCGCGC